CATTAGCACTTGTGCTTACTGTTGGAGCAGTACCACCAACAAACTTGTAATTACTATTGAAAGCAAGTGTTCTAGAACCTGTACCATCTTGTATGATTGATATGACGTAGACACCACCGTCTATTTGATTAGAAGCCGCTCCTAATGTCCTATTACCACCAAGCGTTACACTTGTAACTTGGTTAGCACTTGCATCCCAGGCAACCGTTGAACCATCAGATAGGGTGGTTGCGTTAAAGTTCTGTGTTGCTGTAAACTCTTGAGCAGTTTTTAAATTTGCTACTGCAAACCCTCCTGCTTGAGAACCATCGTGAACAACAACGGTGTCTTTATCAGAATCTACTGTAACTTCCCCAACAGCCCCTGTAAAAGAACTTGTTTGAGATGTTGTACCTCTTCTAAATTGTACTTGTGTAGCCATTATGCAACCGATCCATAATCTTCAGTTCCTGTTACAGAACCTGTTACTAAACCAAAATCTAAATTACCCAAGCCTAAATCAGATACCACTTCAGCGGCAGAACGTCCTTCAATAGATGTGCCATTTACACGCAAAAAATCATCATCTGCTACACCAGAGGTAAACTTTGGTATGTTAGTATTTGATATTCCTGTATCTAATACTGCGGCAGTACCAAGACCTAACGATGTTCGTACAGTCGCACCACTTTCTAGCACAAAGTTAGACCCATCACCTACAATAAAACCACCATTAGTTACCGCAAGACCAGCAACGTCCTGTAGTTGTGCATCTAACCTAGCATTAGGAACAGTGCCACTACTTAACTGAGAAGCATTTAATGAAGTAAGACTTGCACCACTGCCGTCAGTAAGCTGAACGGTTCCTGTTGCATCAGGTAATGTAATGGTGCGGTCTGCTGTTACATCAGCACTCGTTAGGGTCAGTTCATGGTCATCAGCCGTTGCGCCCTCAAATAAAATATTGACACCATTGTTAAGATATACATCTCTAAACATTAGATTTAAACCAAATGAAGGGCTGTAATAATTAGTGTTTGTTCCATTTAACATCGCACTAAAAACTAATCTTCCATCTTCACTTCCATCTGACGCATCAATAATCCTAGATTCTATCTCTGCATATTGTATCTTTTCTCCTGCATCATTTTCGCCATTAAATGCTATGTGACCAAGAACATCGTTATCGGCTGGACTCGCACTGTTTCTGTATAGGTCTAGCGTAGGGTTTTCAGTAGCACCGCCATCTGTCGAGGTGAGAGTGAGATCGCCAGTTATTGAACCATTACCAGTTCCACTAAAAGCATTTATTGTAGGATTTGTGAGAGTCTTATTTGTAAGTGTGTTTGTACTACTAGCTGTAATAGCTCCTATGTCAGATAAGACTTCAGCAGTGCTTCTACTTTCCAAACCATTAGCGGTAAATCTAGCATATTCATCATCTGCAACAGAGGTGCTATCTATCTTAACAGCATTAGTATTGCTAATTCCAAATGTAAGAGAGGCTTGACCTCCAATATCTGACAGCACTTCACTAGCTGAACGTCCTTCTATTGCCGTGCCGTCTACTCTTAAAAAATCGTTGTCTGCTACACCACTTGTGAATTTAGGAACATTTGTATTTGATATACCTGTATCTAGCGTTGCCGCAGTACCTAATTCTAGAGAAGCTCTTGCCGTAGAACCAGATTCTGCTACAAAGTTACTACCGTCACCAACTATAAAGTTTCCGTTAGTTACAGCTAATCCAGCGACATCTTGCAGTTGTTGGTCAAGTCTAGCGTTGGCTACCGTTCCAGACAGTTGTGACGCATTTATTGTTTTATTTGTAAGTGTATCTGTACTACTAGCTGTAATTGCTCCTATGTCAGACAAAACCTCAGAAGTGCTTCTGCTCTCTAGACCATTAGATGTAAATCGTGCGTATTCATCATCAGCCACAGAAGCGCTATCTATCTTAACTGCATTAGTATTACTAATGCCAAAAGTAAGGCTTGCTTGACCACCTATATCTGATAAGACCTCTGATGTACTTCGGCTTTCTAATCCACTTGCTGTAAAGCGAGCATACTCGTCGTCTGCTACTGAGGAGCTATCAATCTTTACTGCGTTGGTATTAGATATTCCAAAAGTTAATGAGGCTTGACCGCCAATGTCTGACAACACTTGACTAGCTGATCTACCCTCTATAGCCGTGCCATCTACCCTTAGAAAATCATTATCTGCTACACCACTAGTAAACTTTGGAATGTTAGTGTTGGATATGCCCGTATCTAGTACAGAAGCAGTACCTAGACCTAGAGACGTTCTAGCTGTAGAACCAGACTCTGCTACAAAGTTGCTTCCATCCCCTACTATGAAGTTTCCGTTGGTTACAGCTAAACCAGCAACATCTTGTAACTGTGCATCAAGCCTAGCGTTAGGCACTGTGCCACTACTTAGATTTGAAGCATTAAGACTTGACCCATCTATAAAAGAACTGTCGTTATTTAATATACTTAACGGTATTTCACTAGCAGCTTTGCGTCTATCTGCTCCATTATCAAGAACAATAAACTCATCTGTACCAACCATAGTTTGTGTCATATCTGTAAGTTCAGATAAATCTACAGCTAAACTCACAGAACCACTAGTACCGCCACCTGATAGACCCGTTCCTGCTGTTACATTTGTTATATCACCAGTAGTACCCGTAGCAACTGCTGTCACTCTGCCTTTAGCATCAAGTGTTATAGTATCTATTTTTGTACTATTTGAGGTAGAGCCATAAGTGGCTGCTCCTGCGCCACCACTAGGAAGCCTATCTTCAGGTAACGTACCACTAGACACATTAGATGCATTTATAGCTGTAAGGTTACTTGCGTTAAATGCTTCTATGTTACCACTGGCATCAAGATACACTGCTTTTTCGGCTGGTTGAGTACAAAAGATAGTTTTAGTACCAGAAGGCCAATTAACAGCACTATCTGAATTACTAGATTGAAGTATTGTAGTTCGGGCTAATGTAGTGCCTGAAGCTGTATATGTTCCTATACCTACTTCAAAGTTAGAACCTAAGACACAAGCATAATAAGTGGTATTGCTATTACCAATCGAAGCAAAACTTTCAAAACCGTTTTCTGCCCCAGCTAATGTGTAGGTTCCTGTACCTGTCGTGGTAGTAGTTTCTTTAACCCTATCTGCAAGAACCAAGGCCATAATGCCACCTATGCAATACGAATGATTGCGTTAGAAGCGTTTGCTGTTGGAAACTGAATTGTAAAAGTCCCAGAAGTAGACGTTTTATTTGATGTAAAGTCTAAAACTGCAACAGCTTTATTAGAAGCACTGGAGTTATAAATTAAAGCTCCCATCGCTGTAATCGTAGCCGTTGTAAAACTTAAATCTGCAAAATCAGTAAATCCAGTTGTACCAGAAGTCGTTGGGTCTACTCTAGTTAAAGAACCACCCCCAGTGGTGTAGGTACCACTTGAAGCAACTTCACCCGTTGTAGTAAACGCAGTTGTTGTTGCACCTAATGTTGCGGTTGTAGAGCTTTTACCACCACTTCCCTCTGCGTATAAAGCCAGTTTAAAGGTGCCTCCACCAGAGTTTTTGAAATTATGCACACCTTCTAAAAGTTCCTTCTTAAAAGAAGTACACATTGCTTGAGCTATAGCCATTTATATTCTCCTAACAAGATCAGCCATTTCTGTTTGTCCAGCTTTCGCCATCCTATGAGCGATTGTAGCACGTTCTTCTCGTCTTGCCAATTCTATATAATGACGTAGCACATTTTCTATAGAACCGCGAAAAGCCTCCGCCTGATCCTTTATAGCAGGCGGTGCGCTATCTGCAACATTTATAACCTTATCCATAGCTAATTGAGTAAGTTGCTCCGTGTTTAAACCCCCTTCGTCTGAGGTCATTACGTTTACAGATTGAACAGTTACCCCTGTCTCTACACTAATCATTTTCTAACCTTTCTGGGTCGGCCTCTTTTGGGCTTGTTTTCTTCAATATAACTTACATTTGGAATGTCGTGCCTGCCAATTAATACAGCGTCTTTTTTTTGGCTATCAATTGGTTCTGGAGCAGTCATCTCACTTTGCTTTGCTATCATTAAATTTCCTTCAGAAAAAGTTTGAACCAAAGGGTTTTCTAACCTGTGATATCCATAAAGCTTTTCATTGTCAGGAACATTAGTGTCTAGCAGTGAAGAAGATCTTGCGACTTGAACAGGTATGCCATTTTTTGTGGCAATAGCACACCAAAACTCTACACAAGCTCTACCCGCCTCTGCGTGGTGTATGTTCTTTTTGTATGAAAAATCTATTCCAAATAAATTAATTTTGCCCACTTCGGCTGCAATGGCAAAAGCAACGGCATACGCCACAGTATTATTAAAATAACAAGCTTCTACCTTTTTAACAACTTCTGCTAAAGGATATTCAATAATTTCAGGAACACGTTCATCTAATGCACAAGAATATATAGGCCCTTTGTTAGGTGTTTTTAATAAAAATTCTCTACCAACACCTGTTTGCAAACCAGCCTTTACATCATCTAAGAACCTACTCGCAGGATCCATCATAAATGTTTTGTCTACATGAAATATAGCACCAATACTATTAATGCCCCATACTTCATCATATTTTACAGAGTTTATTCTTGATAAAACATATTCTGAAAACGATCCACCTAATGCGACAATCGCTATATTTTTACCTTTTAATTTTTTCATATTGCCCCTCTTATGTTTTTTGAACGCGAACAAGACCCTCCCTGTATGCGTCACTGTTTTCTACGCCCTCACCGTAGTTCTTTAAACGAGATATAGCTTCATTAAACCTGGTTTGATAAAGTTGTAATAAATCTGCCTCACCTTTCATAAAAGTATATGCTTCAACTAAACATCCGTAAAGCAATGTATCTGGCGCATTTGTGCCAAGCCAAGAAGTTCCATCGCTAGTAGCAGTAATTGATTGAGGCCGATAGTAATAATGCAGCTCAGAAGCATAGTTTGCATCTGGGGTTGGAGCCAAAATAAAATTACTTACATCAAAAGGAGCGTAGTACCTTGGGGTGCCAGTTGTTGATGAATTAGGATTAAACTCTTGAATAAAATTAACATCTTTTAATAATAAAAATTCTTTATTGCTTCCATTTGTGACAGATAATGAAAAAGATGCTAAATAATCAGTAGGTGTAGCTAAGAATTGATTAGCATTTGAAGTTGA